CGAAAGCCTTAGAATCCATTCGCATGCCTACTGTCTCAAGAACTCGAATTCGGACCCGTATGGGCAAGAATTCCCGATACCCCTACACCGTGTGGAACGATGTAGAATCTGTTATGGAGCGCATTGACGATCAATATTCCGACTTCAATCCTAATCCGTATTACACCGAATTCAACGGCGTAACTCACGTTCGATGCACGCAACCTGCTAGTGATGAACTAGCTTGGTATCGTAGTATCAACGTGACATATACGGATTGGGTTGTTGCTTTTTGCAGCAATATTAGCCGGTATGCCCGTGAAAATGGTTACATTTCCATGGATTTCGTCAATGATAATGCCTTCGAACTAATCCCTTTCATTCTTGATTGGGACGGGACGCTGGCTCTCTTTAGCAAGAAACTTATTCGGGAGGCCTCCTACGGTACTTACCGTTGGGGAATTCTTCCTCTTATTTCCGATGTTCGTTCCGTTTGGGCCACTCTTACCACCCTAAATGGTGGTTTAGAGCGTGCGGTCTCTCGTTTAAATAGAGAGCGCATTTCCACCTCTATACCCATACATTATGTGTATAAGGAGAGATCCAGTATCACTGGTATTAGCAACTTAGTTTGCGAAGTATCTGGTTCTGCGCGCTTTTCTGGCAAAGTTGCCGGGGGAACCTTCTACTCTCAGTCCGCTATGGACCAGAGCACCAGAATTCTTCTGGATGAATTAGGTTTATACCCTGATTTACGCACTTTGTGGGATGTTCTACCCTTATCTTTCGTCGTGGACTATTTCGTCCCCGTCGGAGACTGGTTAGAATCGTTACATCCCCGTGGTTGGTGGAACCCTACCTTTCACTTAAGTGAAGGGGGTGTTTCCGTCAAAGGTTCGATAGATCGATATTTCGAACAAGGTCCTAATAAAAGGATGCGTTCGAAGTATAAATTCTACCAAAGGACTCCTGGCGTGCCCGTTCTCGGCGCACGACCTCCGGAAACCCTGGAATGGTCCTGTCCAACCCCACGACAGTTGTTGGATAGCCTTTATTTGGCTATCACACATTCACGCTAACGCGCCAATGTTGGGCGTGTCTTAAATTCAACACAACCCAAATCAACAACTAATCATGTCATTTCACCCCATAACAATTGGTGCTGATATTTTCAATCAGACCGGACCCGGTAAGTATTCACTTTCTTCTACCTCCTTCGGCGATCCAGCTAACGAAATTCGTATAACTGGAGGTTCCTTTTCCACTAAGTCCAACACAAATACTTGTGTTGTGACACGTGTTATTGAAAAGGACGTCACCGTTGGATCGGAGGTGAATAGGCGCCGTCTTATTGTTACCGTCCAAATGACGGTACCCGTTGGCTTTACTGCCACCGATGTTGACGACGCTTTAAACCAAGTTGATCAATTTATTGATCTTCCGAATTTAAATCGGATCCTCCTTGGCGAAAGCTAATTACCATGGGTTGATTCCTTGAGCGAGACTCATACAGAACTACGTCCCACCGGAGATCGGTATATTAAACCAATACCCCAGGGGAAATTATGCTTGTTAACGTAAGCATCGTAGATATCTGTACTAATCTATGCGTAGACACTGCGCTGGATTCGTACAGTAAAAGGGTGCTTATCTCTCGTTTTCAGAGAGAGGGGCTTCCTTTTCTGACAAAAACTCTTCCTAAATTCGAGAAGTACGTGCTTGCATGTATCGAAAGTAATAAAATACTTAAGAATGATGCTCACATCGTACCTACCGATTTTAAATGGAAAAGCGGATATCCCTTATTTATGAGGGTTCTCCTTAAGCGCGTCATCTTTGATAGATGCGCTGAATCTTTAAAATCGATTCGTCAGATATGTAGTTATTTCTACAAGCTATCTTTGGATTATTCCAAGGAATTGCTTACATCTGCCGAACAAGAGTACGTTGAACGTGATCGCACGTCCGAACTAAACTGGGACTACCTTAGGGAAGGCCGTAAGGTTTTCAATAAGGTGTTTCAGAAGACCGGTAACGTATCTATTCATGATGCGTACCGTAATCCTAGAAACGGTCCAGGCGCCTTTTCTGGCTCTGGACAGATTTCGATACCTTTCGAGGTTTACAAGTTGTATCCTGATTCTTATATCGGGACAACAACTCGTCGTTTCTCAGATGTATCTGGTCTTTTTCGTGCGTACCCTTCGGCACGATACAATATAACTTATGCGACGGATTTAAACGTTGCAGAAGTTGTTTTCGTACCGAAAGATTCACGAGGTCCCAGGGTTATTTCTAAAGAACCCTTGCACAATCTGCGCGCTCAATTGAGTGCGTTGGATATCCTTGTGGATACGATTTGCGCGGATTCTAAAGGTCGGATTAATTTCTTAGACCAAAGGATTAATCGCACACTTGCCCAAAAGGCAAGTGTTGACCGTTCTTTATCTACCCTCGATTGTCGTAATGGAAGTGACCTTCTACAAAATAGAGTGGTCAACTACATTACGTCTGATGCGCCTGTAAATAAGGTGTTTCAACGTTCGAGGACAGAGTTTGTTCGCTTACCTAGTGGGAAAATTACCCGCTTAAATAAGTATGCGAACATGGGTAACGGTCTTTGCTTTCCAGCTATGGCCCTAACTATGTATATCGCCGTTCTTGTTGGGATAATGAAAGAGACAGGGATGTCTCTGCCAAAAGCCCGACAAATATTGCTATTTGTCTACGGCGATGACATAATCGTGGATTCTCGTTTCCATAACGCCGCGATCAGCGGTTTGGAAGCGTTCGGCTTTTGCATTAACAGAGATAAATCTTTTGCAAAAGGCTTTTTCCGCGAGTCTTGCGGGGGCGACTATCTGGCTGGCAGCGATGTCACGCCTGTTCGCTTAAAGCTTCAAGGCGCTGGCCTAGGTGAGGCCAAACAATATCGCCGAGGGTATATCAATCTCAATGACAACGGCACTCTACAATTAGAGCGTCATTGCAGAGAGTTAGTAGACAAGGGACTTTATTGTCTCTCGTACTACTACTACAAACGCCTTAAAAAAGCGCTTGGTGATATGCCTAATGTCAGCCGTAAGAGCGTAGCCCTAGGTATTTATGATCCGCATACGCGGGCCACTGGTACGGATTTCCGTGCCTTTATACCTAGATCCGTGAAACTCAGATCGGTTGGCGTTGACCCGTATAAAGGTATTGCTATGTCCCTTAAAAAGGATTATAGCTCTATCCTAGATACGCCTCAACCAGCCTACGGCGAGGTAGCCCTTCGTCATAAGGTTAAACTTATTAGGAAAAGGCTAGGGCCTACTGCATTTGATCCCACTCCATGTGGGGTCAACATCGTGCTCTCCTAGCACTGTGCAGTAGCGGAGAATGGCTAGCCCGGCCAGGGGTGCGTGACCGTGAGGTCTACGCGAGTGGACTATTTGCGGTTTTTATATTCGCAGGTGCATTCGCACCCT